CTTGAAATTGTTGTTCATACAAAGCTAATAAATCAGGCTCGCCTTTCAAAAATATATACGCTTCTACTAATGTGCCAAACAACAATGCTCTAGGTGCGTTTGTAGAAAGCCAAGTAGTACCCGTAACAGCAGTATCACCATACGCTTGTGTAGTAGAAACATCTACTAAACTTTCTGGTCTATACAAGTAATTTACCGTCATGGTATACGTTCCGTTAGATTTAGGTGATACTCTAAGTTCTGTCACAGGTGTTCTACTACTAACATCTGTTTCTGAACTACTAACTACCGCATAATATTTAGGTATACCACTTGCGCTGGTAGATGAATTATTTTCTACGACAAACGCAAAGTCTTTTAATTCTAAATGGAAATCAGATTCAATATCGTTTTGAGTAACTTTGATGCTTATTGACAAAGGTGCTAAAAAATCATCAGGCATTACTACACGGTTAGAAGTAGCTGAAGTAATTGTCACAGTGGTTTGTTTACGGAACACATTAGCTTGCACGTTTTTTAACATGCGTTCTTCTGCATTTCTTACAAACGTATCTATCGTATTGTTGAAATTAGATTCGTTTACTTCTGTGTATTTTTGTATGTTAAATTTTAATTCTGCAAACGTCATACTCATGTTGTCACCGTAACTGTGCCAATTACGCTTTTAAGTTCTGGTACAGGTAGTTCAAACAATGCTGCGTCACTTGCAAAATTATCACCTGTGTTTTTAATCCTAATAGTAAACACCCCACCCTCTTCTTGTTGATCTATTCTTGGTTCAAACAAAGCCTCTGGGTCAGAAGCATGAGGCAACGGGTCTAGTTGTGGCTCTTTAGTTTCAAAACACTGTTTACAAACCTTATGCCCATTCCACTCTTTCTTTAACTCTAAATATTTGTATTGAAACCCACACCTGTCGCAAAGTGCTAACGCTCTTTTACCTATAGCGTAATTAGACACGACTATATGCTCTAGTAGGTAGGATTTTTAGTCTTGCTCTATCCCTGTCTTCATCTGCCGCACGTTTAAAATCTTCCTCATATTCTTGCTTCAACAAACCTACCCTATCGGGTGCAAACTTTAACGACAATTGATAAGCAAGGCCAGATGCTAGACATTGATAAAACCTAAACGGTATATCTGGGCTTTCATTCGTATGGTCAATATGCCCTATACGTTTCATGACATCAAAAACTAACGTATACGTTTGCACACTATCTGGCGTAGGCCAAATAAAAAGTATTGGTGTCGTATCTCTATCTAAATAAAATTGGTTTGGCTTACCTGTTTGCAGTTTATTAGGAATATTTAAAAACTCACTGCGACTCATACGGTTCACAATAGTATCAGATTGTTTGCTTGTGTCGCCTGAGTCTGTTCTAATAACCATAGAAAGAATATCTATATGATCAGCTGAAAAACCATATTGGCTTTGGCCTGAAGTAAGGTTTTGTGTATTTTGCTCTATTGTCCATCTGTTCAAACCTCTATTAGCCCAATCAGCCAATATAAAGTTGAGCGAACGTATTGCAGACTTCAACTGGTATGCAGTACGGTACTCTACGCCACATCTCGCGTAGGCCTCATCTATATACTCGCTGATCTCAGGAGTAAACTCAGTAGTATCAACAGTCATGATTTAACCTTATGAGTATGGACCAGCTATACGCTTACTGTTTTTATTGACCGCACCGCCTTTAGCATAACCTTTTTTCTTAGCCATACCGCCTTTGGCCATGCCTTTCTTTTTCATCATGCCGCCATTTTTCATACCTTTCTTTTTCATCATGCCGCCATTTTTCATACCTTTGGCTTTACCTTTTTTCTTCATCATTTTCTGTATCCTCTGCGTATAAATTGTTAAATACTCGTTGGGTGTCCCATACATACTCTAAGTCTTGTTTAGAATTGTATATATGTTGGTTCGGCCTAAAATCTGGTGCGCCTTGGCCTGTTTCAAACCAAGCAGGGTGCGTTACTCGCACACGATTATTAGGCAAAGCTACTATATTACCTGTGTAGTCACCAGCGTCTAACAACTCTAACACATGAGACTGCTTGTGTTGTGCAGGGTCGTCAGCTACTTCGCTGTCTGTATAATCTACTGTAAAATAGTATTTAGCAGGGTAAAATTCACCATCTACTTTAGCAATCCAAGGAGCTGGTGTAGCCCTGTTGAGGACATAAACTGAGTGTTCGTGAGACATACAATCCCAAGGTTGTGCTAAGTAAGGTGGCAGTTCTTTTGGCCACTTTTCTAATGGGGTATCACCTACTAACGCTGTTAGCGGCATACGCGCCCACATTGCACCACCGTGAACATTTGGCTCGTCATCTTCATCAGCTTCGTAGCCTGTGAAAATAACTTGAAAACTCAATGTCCTATTAGGCATGGAAGTTACTGCTACTACCATACAGTGTAAAAACTCACCGTGGTATTCTTCCATGTTTTTTGTATACTCTCTACGAACCCACGCTTTGAAGTAAGGTACGTTAGATTGTAAAAATGCCATTAAACTACTCTGTTAAGTATATCCAATGCAATAATAATACCGTAGATACCTATAATCTGCATCTCGATACGGGCAAAGCGTTTAGAACCACTTTCAAACTTTTTTTCGATATTAGCCATACGGATAGCACAATTTGATTCATGCTTTTCTATTAAAGCTAATAAATCTTTAGTGGTCAATCTTTTATCTACCATGCTTTACAACTCCAATACCGCGCACTAAATTTATCTTTTGCAGTATCGCATTTGTGTCTAGCACGAAAACTTTTCTTACGCGCTGGCTGATCTTTTTTGATTGACATATTAGGATCACCAAACCGTACTAACTTGATCTGGTCACCCTTTTTAGCCAAAACAGCCGACTTTTTAGGTCCATTAGGGGTACGTTTTGGCTTGTTGTACCCACTAAAAGTCTCACCGCGATATGTCAATTTACCCGAAGGGGTACGTTTCACATTTTTAGTTGTAGCCATTAAAAGATTTTCCTCATTTGTAAAACAATAGAGATAGAATCTCCTGCTGTTCCAGCTCCTAAAGAAGTCATCTCTATGTCACCATCATGGTTTGTGTTTTTGGCATTTTTCAAACCACCAACACTTCTATAATCGTGGTATTGCATACCTGTTGACTCAGTAGTGAATAAAAAAGGTATGGGTGTATCTGCATGCCAAGCTAGTTTAGCTTCAAAAGCACTACTACCAACAGAAGATGTGCTTATCCATATTTGATCTATAATTAGACCAGTTATGGCTTGTCCATTACTTCTGTTAAAGCCTGTTGTCGCTAAAGCTGAACCATTAACTTTATAATCGGAAGCATCAGCTATATTAACCAAAGTTCTAGTGGTAGCATCATCGCCACCACTAGCTGTTATGGCTGTATAGATGACTGACAGTTTGTTGTCAGTGTTTTCGATTATGTGCTTTGTTTCTGTAAACGTAGTACCAGCCATAATCTATACCTCCGAGCTATTAACTAAATGGGTTAGTTTGTGTTCCATCAGCATAAAGAATACCAGTAGCTAACCAACTTTTAGTGAAAGAGCCACCTGTAGCTGCTATACATGTAACGTCAACGTAACCACCTATAAAACGACCATCACCATCACTGTTTAGAAGAAGTTTGTCATCGTCAGTGCCATCTGCAAAGAAAGCAGCAATAACTTCATCAGAAGGTGAATCTTTGTCACTCATCAATACGTTAGAAGATTCATGATAACCTGCGTCTGTAGAAGCACCATTTATGCTATAAGTGCCTGTGCCTGTGACAGCAATTTGAAATCTGAAATTGATTCCGACTGCCGCTGTAGGTAAAGTAATAACTACGCCAGCAGCACGATTAAGTAAAACAAGGCTACCAGAATCGGCTTGAGTTAATTCTTTTGTAGCATCAGTAACATCAATGACTTTTTTATTGCCTGTAATGTTACCAGTAGTGGTCAAATTACCACTAGAGTCTACGTCTAGGTTAGTTGTAATTGCACCAGTAGATGCAGCTTTTGTGATTTGTTCGAACCCACCCTCAGAGCGGACTGGTCCGTTAAATGTCGTATTGGCCATGTTGTTTCTCCTGTCTTGGCTAATGTCTACTCACGGGGTGCGAGTAGTCAGGGACACAAGA